GGCTTCGGCTGAACAGACTTGACCGAATCAAAATAGACAACCATGAACGCCTCCCTAACTACAGGGTAGCGAAACCACAGCCAAAGTCAACTATCTAAATGACCTTCATGAAATCACTCAACAGAGGCCCAGAACCAACCGATTCGCGTTCTATCGCTTTGGCTGCTTCCTTACCTGCCAAACCATCCAAGACCTTCTGAATCGCATCTAAATAAGCGTCAGCAATATCAGCCTTATGTTTGCGCACCGCAGGCCAAAAGAAATATCCTGACTGCCCACGATGCCTAAGAAACTGGGTTGTCCTGCCCCCACCCTTGCGGAACATCTCAGTTCCAGCGCGTGACTTAGCCCCAGCCACAGTCAGGTTCCCTGATCCATACGAACCACCACCGAACTCGGCACCAAAGAACACGTCACCTCTAGTCACCTGTCGCCTTACCCTGCGACGTGTCTTGATGTTGTACGACGAACCAAACTTCCTAGACCTAGAGTTGAACGGCGAGTTCTCCTTCAGTTTGATTGTTGGCACACGGTCACTAGTTGCAACCATGCCCTTCATCACTTCCATAGCCTGACGATTACGAGTCACCGAAGCTGCTTCAAAGGTGGCTGCAACGACGATCAAATTGGCAACTCGTTTTGATGCGATACGAGCATATTTGTTGAACTCATCGTATTGCTTTGAAGCATCACGAAGGTACTCAGTGATCCCCAGTATCTGTACCGGAGCATCGTTCTGAATGTTTGAACGGAATGTTCCTGCACGACTTGTGCCTGGATTAGGTCTTGCCATACACCGATACTACTTGCCTAGATGAATGGCTCTCCATCGAAGGTACGCCAACATTGTGAACAGCATTCGTGGTTCTTCTGCCAGCAACACTGATGGTGCAATCCCTGTCTCGCAAGCGAGATACGAAATTACCCAGTGGGCTGACTTATCTCCAAAGGGACGATCACTGCTTCTGCGCTATCTCCCACTTCGAGTGCTTCAATCTCATCGCACCACGATTCAAAGTCCAACCCAGTCTTCTTCAACCGTTTCTCTGCATGCCATCCAAGGTATGCAAGATCGGTCAATGTGAGTTCGGCTTCAAACTTGGCGACACTGCGATTGTATTTGTTTTCAAACGCAATGAAGTCAGGGAACGCAGCGAAGATCGTTCGTTGCTTGCCATCTAATGCACTAGTCAAACTGAGTGCTATTTTCATTCTCTACCTCCGCAGGTAAGGGATTGGATTATTTAGAAACTACGCGCCAGTACCTGTCTTAGTGATTGCACCAGAGATTGGGAAACTGATTGACATTGTGGCTAGGTCGCCTATGGCACCCTTGACCATCTCGTGTGCAGTCGGCAGAACCGAGAACGCATACTGTGGATTCGAGGACGAAGCAGCAGCAGTTCCGTTTGGCTTCACTGTCATCGGTACAGCAGTACCAGCAGTGAACGCATCAAAGAACAACTTCTCAATCGTTGGGTAGTCCTGTTGCAATTCCATTGTGATCGAGTTATCGATCAAGCCTTGGATTCGCGTCACAGCTGAAGAACCCATCGAAGTTGTGGCAACTTCAGCCGCACTTGAAGACAATGTAATTGACGTTACATACGCGCTGATGTCCGTGTTGGCAGTGCCGTAGGTGACTGCGACGTTTGTGAGTACTTGCTTTGCCATGATGTCTGCTCCTGCCTATCGGCGTTCGAGTTGATGTCTGCTCGGCTGAGCCGATTGCATAACACTACACGCCACAAGCAACCTACGGCAAGGGGTCAGGCGTACACCGTGACAACGAAGTCAATCGCCAGATACGTTGCGTCATTCGCTTCAAGGGTGGAGATGTTGCTTGCAGACTCAACAATCAAATCCTGCACCACACCACCCAAAGTCCGATCCGACTCAATCGCCTGACGAATTGAAATAGCACCCTTATATGACAGATAGCCATCCAACAAAGTTTGTGCAGTACGCTCAGCCGAACGACCAACCACAACACTGATCGTGAACCTGTGAGTAATCAAACCCCCACCCATAGCCCCGTTGTACTGAATACTGTCTAGCAACGGCCAAGCGAACGGGGTGTTCACATTGTCAGGCTGATAGGCGTAAGCGCGAAGCCCTGACACGGTTGCTAGGTTCGCAGCCAAACCAGTTTTGATCTGGGAGACGGTAGTGACTGAACTCATGCGAATAAACGCATGCGTCGGTACGGCTCGACGAGCTGTGCCACGTCAGGGTCAAGCGCACGGCTCACCCTGATTGCACCCATGTCACCGAAACCTGCGACACCCAACGGACTGTCATATCGTTTGAACAATCTTGAAGCCTGAATGATCGTTGCCTGCGTTACCGGCTCAGGAACATACGGCCAACCAAAGTTTGCTGTCACCTTCACCAATGCTTGTGAACCGTAGTTGGCATTGACAGTTGGGAACAGGTAGTCACCGACTGCACGAATCTTGTCAAACGCCCAGGTGATCCCATCAAGATCACCGTTCAATGGTTCCAACTGATAATCGGTCACAGCCCAAGTTGTGTCAAATATGCCGTCAGCATTCGTTGAAGTTTGCAAAGTGAGCGCAGTTCCAGACATGTCATCTATAGAACAGAAGAACGAATCCTCAGCCTGAAACACCCGAGAAGTTGCAGACCCAACAACCCAAAACTTTCGGTTGCAGTAACCATCAATCAGACGTGACGCAGCTCCAGCACAGTTGTCAATGAGTTCATCATCAATCGTGTCAGCCGTACCAATGCGCAACGCTGCTTTGATCTGGTTGCGTGTGGAATAGCCGTTGGTGATTGCCATAGTGTTCCAATCCTAGTTTATTGAAGCGGCTCCACGATACTGCGTACCTTCCAAACTGTAGTTGATAAACGGATTCAACGAATAGACCTGACATCCATACACATCAAACAACCGTTGCTTCATGTCTCGAAGATGTTGCTCATACAATGCCCAAGGAATATCACCCTTCACATACCCCTCAACCCGTTCAGCACCACCTAACTCACCACAATCAGCACCGACCAACACAATGAACTTCGCACCCATATACGCAGCCAAATGCATTGAGCCATGAATACTCGATGATCCAATGATTAGCGAGTTGTCTAGCGTAGGCCAGTCCTTGCCAGATGGATTGAACGATGAACCAGGACGACCAGTGGTAGTTGGGAACGTGACAATCTTTGGCATGAAACCTGTGAACTCTGCGTCGGTGCCATGCTCACGCAACGGTGTGAACACAACTACCGTCTCATTGTGCTGTGCTTCTGATACTGAGTCAAAATGGTAATGGCTGAACACGTAATACTTGCTCAGCCCGAACACCGAACCACAGAAGTTCGTTGCAACACAAATCTTGTCATCAAAGAAACTCGGTGCCAGATAGTTCAGCGTTGCACCAGAACCAAACACAAAGATCGTCTCGCCGTCATGCACACCTCTGAAATCTTCTAATCCCACCCCAAGTCCCTTCGACGCTTCAAATCCCAATGACCAACATCAGGCACACCAGTCTGCCAACGCAACTGATGCAACTCCTGATTGGATTGGAAACTCTTGCTGTTCTTATCAGCCAAAGATTCATCCGACCTAATGGTTGAAGAATTGTCGTGAATGATCCGAGCCTGCGAAACCTTCACCTCAACATTGATCCGACGCGCACGTTCCTCAAAATCGTTGTCCTCAAAATATGCGGGCACATAACATTCAGAGAACAAGCCGACACGCTCAACCACACCAGCACCCACCCACGCGCACGACCAACCAGGCATTCCAGTCGTCAACGTAATTGCATCAGGTTCACAATCTTTGTAGAACGCTTCCAGTTGACCTGGTTCAAAGAACGCATCAGAGTTCAACAGAATCCAGCCGTCAGCCCGAGGTGTTGCTTTGATACCGAGGTTCCATGATGGTGCCACACCAAGGTTCGTTGGCATACGCCACAGATACCAGTTCTGAATGTACTGCCAAGGCGCAGTCCAAGCCAACATGTCAGCGTCATACCCATCGCCGTTGTCAACGATGATGAGCTGCTCAACGGGATAGTCAATCGAACGGATCGCCCGTTCTAGTAAGTCATACCTGTTCAGGACGGGGATGATGATGCACGGCACCATTCAGCAAGTCCCTTCATCACAGGCTTCCAATGAGCCTCCCAAACAGCGTCAGCGTTGTATGCCTGTGCGAAGTCCACAGCCACCTGATCAACCCCTCTAGGAGCGTCGTAGGCGTGTCTCAGGGCATCCACAATCGAACCCACCTGAGGTGTGCAGAACCAAGAACGCTGAGCATTATCCCAAAACGGTTGCACCTCCACAGCCCACCCAGACCCAACCAACTCCGGCTGAGCAGAGAAGTCCGAAACAATCACTCTGGTGCCACACGCCTGAGCCTCGATCACAGCCAACCCAAACCCTTCACCCATGCTTGCCGACAACAGCACATCAGCTGCTGCATACATCGATGCCAACGCCTGCTGAGGGAACCCAGTGCGATATGCGTACTGATCAACAATCTTGTATTGATCCTCACGAATCCCACACGCAGCCAACAGATGAATCAAATTGACTCCACCCATCGCACCATCCTTCTCAGTGTGTAGATACAGCAATGCGTCAGGTTTGTCTTGCGCAAAGATACCGAACGCCAACATGTTCTCGGCAAAGGATTTGCGTGACGGACTAGCACCCTTGTTCGCTGCGTTCATCATCACGACAAACTTGTCATCAGGAACATCACCCATCAACTGCCGACCCGTGAATGTCTTGTCACCATTCACAAACTTTGTATCAGGATTGAAGATCAACTCAATGCCATGAGGAACATAGAAACATTCCACATCAGCATCATTCAACATTTTCTCACCAAACCTAGACATCGCAATCGGTTTGACATTTGGACGCGCACACCACTCAACCACATCGGCTGGACATGGTGCATGATCAATCGGAACCCACGACGCAATGTTTGCGACCATATCCAACGACTTTGACTTCAAAGGCCACACATCAAACAAAGTCATCAACAACGAAGGCAACTCAGGATTACCGTTTGACCAGTCCATCCCATGAGCAACCATCACATCATCGCTGTACGGTGCCATTCCACGTGGATACATTTTGATTCCATTCCAATTTGACGTAACTCCTTCGAGTCCGTACATGGCATGGATTGCTACTTCGTGACCTTCTTTGACGAGCCTTGTGACGGCTTGCGCTGTTTGCGTACCGTAGCCGGTGGGAACGAATGGAGCGTTGGAATACCAGAGGATTCGTAACGAGTCTGCATTGGCAGGTCTGCTACTTCTGGCAAGTGTGCTATCCCCCGATGCAACAACATCTCTGCTTCTAGGGGTGGTAGTTCGACCATTGTGTTTCGGATTATTACCAGCATTCTTCACTTTCTTCTCCTTCGCAGATCGCAGGGGGTAAATAGAAATAGGGTCGGTACGCCCTGCGTGTTCGTACCGACCCTAAGCCTAGGGGAATTATGGGATGTAAGGGAACAAGCCCCTCAAGCCTTATGGCTGGAGGAGATGCTTGACGTGAGTTACTTGTGGCAAGTTTGAGTCAACACGGAATGTTGCTCGGAAGGTAGCGAGACCTGCGCTGAATGCGAAGTCATCGGAACGATCCAACTTGATGCCACCAACACTACGGACGTAGAACGAAGGCAAGTGACCTACGATTACGGACTTGGTGCCTGTGGTGGCTTCTGCCATTGAAGGGTTCTCATACAGTGGTTTGCCCAAGAGCATGTCTGGGGAGTCCATTGCCAACGAAGGTTGGAAGACGTAATTGCCTGCCGTGTCCTTCAACTTGCGAACTCGACCAATCGACTGACCAGTCATCATCCAACCAACACCTGGAAGGTTGCGAGCTGCACCATCCAAGGAGTAGAGAAGGTCAATGAGGTTGTCTGCTGTGAATCCAGTTGCTGTGCCTGAAGTACCACCAACAGACGAAGCTGCGACGATACCAGTTGGCTCATTCGTTCCGGTTCCGACAGTCAACGCTGATCCAACAGCGAAGCCCAATGCGTTACCGACCTGATCAGCCAAGAAGCTGAGCATGTCAACACCAGAATCTTCAAGAAGTTCCTGCGACACTTGTGTCAAGAAACCGTATTTGAATGCTCCGAGTGTGATGAATGCTGCGAACGCTGGATCGCTTTCGCCCAGTGTTGCTGCTTCTGAATTGACAGTTCCAACTGAGTAAGTTGACAAACGTGGAATCTGAAGGTTCTCGCCACCAGCAGTGTTGAGGACAGTTGATGTTGCCAAGACTGGCGCAATCAAACGTGCCTTCATGATCACCTGGTTGTAGAACGATGTCGGTACTGGTGAACCAGTGCTCGACTTCAAGATGTCACGACGCTCAAAATTAGCCGAACGTGATTCGCCCTTGATGAGCGCACGGATCATTGCGACATCTTCGTTCACTGGTGCCGAAGCAACAGGGCGAACTTGATCTGCAATTTCACGGGTTGCTGCGTCCATGCGAAGTTCACGTGATTCATCTTCACGGAGTTTGGCAATGGTTGCTGCTCGCTCGTTCAGCTCATTGTTCAAACGGCTGTAGGTTTGCTCTTCTTCTGCTGAGAGGTCACGCTTTTCAGCTGTGGCTACGTCAATGATTGCTTTGGCTTGGTGCCATGCTTGCTGACGAATCTCAACTTGACGGTCTAGATATTCTTTCATGATTGTTTTCTGCTTTCGGATAGTTGATGGATTGGGGATACGCAGGGAGTTACTACTTCTCAACCTGATGTGGCTCCACATACAGCAACAAGGTTGACGGCTCCGTCAACTATGCAGTGAACAAATGCTAGGCGATGGACTTCAACAAATCAAGGTGCTTCGCCATCACACCTAAACGAGCCGGTGCAGAATCCTGCACAGGTTCAAGTTTGGCGACAGTTTCACGCAACAACATCGCATGATCTTGCGACAATGTTTGACCTGATTCAAGGTTCGTGATCGCAGCTGCGAGTTGATCTGCGTCAATACCTGTGCGAGTAGCAAGGGCATCAAGTGATCGGACTGCTGCTGTGGTGGCTGCATAGGCTGGGAACCCTGTGACAACGCTGACCTCATAGAGTTTGATCTGACGGAGTTCACGCGACTGACCATCATCAGACCACATGTCGCCACCAGAAGGAACGGTGAAGCCGAACGACATTGAGTTCACATCGCCACGTTGCATCAAGACCGACAGGTCACGACCAATCGTCGTATCAGGCAACGATGCGTCAACGAATAAGCCTTTGGAGTCTTCAGATAGTCGCAGTGTTTTCGCACGGGTTGTTGCAAGAAGCATGCTTGAATCGTGGTTCATGTACATGCGCACATTGTTCTTTGATTTGAGTGACCGTGCGAATGCGCCTGGAGCGATTCGTTCAATGAACGGCAACGGCTCTGAAGGCGAGTTGAATACTGCTGCGTAACCCGTGAACGACATCCCATTGCCTTTTGGATCGGCACGAAGTTCAAACTCGTTTGATGTGATGCGACGTGTTTCAACAGTTTGTTCCATGTCGCCAATGCTAGTACCAAATGAGCCAAGCGATCTAGATGACTTCGGATGACCCTTCGGCAACAGATCATTGTCGCCAATGTATTTTGCATTCTCAGGTCTGCCGTTGCGCAACAAATACAAGAACGCATTCACCCGTGCATAAGACCATTGATCCCGTGTCACACCTGGACGATGCGAAGTTGAATACGCTCCAGCTCCTCGACGGAACACTGTGCGCAACATACCAACCGTTGCCCGTTTGCCAGCGTTGTCACCAACCTCATCGTTGTGTTCTTTGGCTTTGTTTGCCAAACCTGTCTCAATGGCTTCTGATAGTTCAATCGTCTTCCCACTAGCTGGAGCCTTCGCAGACCCAACAGGATTCTTGTCTGATCCCGTGATCTGATCTTTCGGTGGGGCAGGAGCATCAGCGCGTTCGGCTTTGATCGCTTCAGCCTTCGACATAAACCAATTCATCGCAGGTTCAGGGTCAAGTGGGTTGATGCCCCACAGATAGAACGCCACTGCACCGGCACCAGGAAACTCTTTGTCATCAGGGTCAGAGTTCTTTGGTGCATCCAAGTCCACAAGATGTCTGGCACCCCAAGCGTTCGTGCGAATCACCTTGTCCTCAGTGATGTCCCCACGCGCCATATCCCGTGCCTCACGCACAGTCCGATCCACCAAACCGTCACCAGCCAACCCTTGACCGTAGTAGTCCAAACCTTTGCGAGCTGCTGAACGAATATACACAGGAACATCCAACGACACTTGACGAACCTCATCGTCCTCTACATCTTCCACTACATCATCAATGACTTCTTCTTCTTCGTGTTCTTCAGATTCCCAAGCGTTGCAATACCAACCACCATTCACATACGCATCCCACTTCATGCAATACGCTTTCAAATCTCTGCCATCTTCTTGAATCATGTCTTCGTTGTAGTAATGGCAGTTGCCACATGCGCGACCTTCAGGAACATCAGCAGCCAACGCAGGACGATAGTTATCTGGCAACGCCCGTTCACCACCAGGTTCCATATCCTCAGCAATCGACACAGCAACCATCTGATCAATCGCATCCTGCTTCGTGGTGTGGCAACCAATAACTTCACCATCTTCCTTGACGGTTGCCCAACCTGAACAATCAGGTGATTTGTCTGTAATGAAATAAGGCATCAGACCAACAACAATACTTCAGCATCATCATCCAAGGAGGAGAACGTCACCGAACCCAACGCACCCACATCGGCACCACCAAGCCGTGCCACAGCCACAGCCGACACAAACAAAGGTGATCGAGGCTTGGGCACCTCAACAACAATCTGTTCTGGTAGTTCTTGTTTCTTGACCGGCGAAGCAGGTTGCTTCCACCAGCGTGAACCAGCAGGAGGAATATACGGTGGCTCAGGAGCTACTGATTGCGCTGTGGCTGAAGCAACCAGCCCATCCAACGGTGCATCAAATACAGGGAAGATGACCGATGACGCTGAAGCCGTTGCGTCTAATCCCCCGAGTGAAGCATTGAGAACAGGGAACAATGTTGATGATGCTTGAGCAGTGGCATCTAGCCCACCCAAACTTGAAGACAGAACAGGGAATATCTCGGATTGCGCAGTCGCATTCGCAGCCAACCCACCAAGCGATGAAGCTAGAACAGGGAACAATGTTGCTTGCGCAGAGGCTGAAGCACTAATTCCACCAAGCGACGATGTGCCGGTGGCGACAGTTAGGAACTGACCACCATCAAGAACAGCTGCGCTATCAAGCGTTGAAGTATCAAGAATAAATGCCGCACCACCAGCAAGACCGAAGCCTGAGTTGTCGAGTGTGGTTGAGTCAAGGACGAACCGTTGAACGGCCATCACAAACCTACGATGCGAGCGTCAATGAAACGGTGAGATTGCCTGCACTAATTGTGTAGGTGTCACCTGCTGTGTAAGCACCAGCAACGATTGATCCTGAGAACAAGAAGTTGCCTGCACTGATGTTGTCCCAACAGGTGAAGTGCGTTGCATCTTGGTTGCCTGTGATATTCGTCCAACTAATATCTGCATCCGATGTCAACCCACCAGCAGAAGCAGCACTAAACGACACAGCCTTGCGAGTTGTCTCGGTTGCAGGGAATGCTGTACCGGCAGTACCAGGGTCTTGCGTATGTAACTTCACATACGGTGTCGCCACCGAGAATGCTGTTGCATTACCCAACGCATCCATCCAAGCGTTGCCCAAGTATGCGCTGATTCCGTGTGCCATTAGTCTTCAACCCTTTCAGTGATCGTCAAGATGCGTCCATCAGCGTCACGCTCAACGGTGCGGATCGTAGGCTTCGACTGAGGGATGTTGACACGAACCACAGTCTCAGGAACATTGATGATCGGTGCAGGCACATTCACAGCAGGAGGTGTGTAGTTCAACACCACTTCAGGCATATTGATGTCCATGTTCTGCGACTTCACTTCGTAAGCAGCAGCAGGATCGGCTGGACTGATCTGCGACAAACCTTGCAACATCACCGAAGGCACACCAGTGTGCAGAATGTCTGGCAATCCAAGTGATGCCAACACTGCCGATGGATCAAAACCTGTGGTGATCAACCGTTGGGCCATCAACACTTTACGATCCAACTCAGACAAGTTTGCAGCCGACAAATCCACGTTCGCCAACGGCACTCGATACACCTCACCACCTTCAACTGGTGGCATGTCCTCAATGCGATGGATGTCATTGATTGACAAGAAGCCTGATTGCAGACCTGTTGAGAATGCTGCATATCGTGAGGCTTGATCGCCACGAAGCAGGCCGTCAACATTGAACTTGAGGAATGCTCGACTGTCCAACAACTTCTGGTAGCCATCTTCAATCTTGGAGATGTACGGACGCAACGTGTGCTGAACAAAGTGGATGCCGTTCTGTTCAACTGACGCATACGACATTGCTCCAGCTGTGGTGACACCAAGCATTGATGGTGGGCATCGGAAGATGCGACCAATCTCTTCGATGGCGAAGCGTCGTGATTCTAGGAACTGTGCTGAATCGTTGTCAACGGTTGTCTTCGTGAACTTGGCTCCACCGAACAACACACCTGGACGATGTGATCGGCGCAGACCTCGATGACCTTCCTCAAATGAGGACACCAAATCTTTTGCTTGCTCACGGGTCAGGTTGCCTGGGAACTCGATGATGCCTGACGCACTTGAGCCTTGACCGAAGAATCGTGCAGCGAACTCCTCCAAGGCTTTCGCCAAACCGAGGTTCTCTTTGATCAAATCTATTTTGGAACGACCACGCAACTCACCTGGCAAACGCAGTTCCGTGATATGAATCATGTCTTCCGACTGGATCACATCACGTTGGTCGTAAATGTAGATCGGTCTGCGTGTCACTTGGTCACGACTGCATTCAACCTTCTCAGGGTTCAACACCACTAGAGCTGCAACACCTTGGTCATCACGAACGATTCGTGTGAACGAGTTGCCATTCAACAACAACGACACCAGCACCTGTTGGAAGTGTTCGGTGCGAGTCACACCAGTTTCAGGAATGTCCAACCAGAGTGGTCGAGGACGAAACGCTTTGCGTTCTGCACCTACACGAATGTAAGTATCGACAGGCAAAGTTGAAATTGAATCGGAGATGAGACGCACACATGCGTACACTGCTTCAATCTTTAGTGAATCTATTTGGGTGACTGTCGTACCAGAGTTCGTTGAGGTAGCAAATCCTTCACCTGAAGCAAACAATGATTGAAATGAGATTGCACGATTCTCGGTGCCTTGGTTCAGAAGTCGTGACAACATTTACTTTTTGACCTTCCTCTGACCGCGCTCATATGCGAATGCGAACAATAGAACTGTGAAGCCGACAAAGATCAGCCCGATGGGTACCGACACCAAGAATACTCCAAAACCGATGAGTGAAACAGCGAACAGTTCTAGCAGGAA